TGCATTTGACCTCCTTTCTTGTTAGGGTTTGTAAAATTGTATCAATCTTAACATCGTAATAGTTACAAAGAACCATTAATTTATAGACTGATATGATGCCTTTTTCAAATTTGTACAAACCATTGATTGTGTTAAAAGCATCAGTGTCGTGTACAACTGCCTCAGCAGTTATACCTTTATCAAGCCGAATTTTCTTCAGCTTAATTCCTATAACTTCGTTGAATAGTTTAACAACCTTTTCAAAAGGCATTTTTTGAACACCATAATTTTGACTTGCATTATAATATTCATTAGTCAAACCATTCAACATTATAGAATTTTTCTCTTTTTTATTCATCAGACCTCCTAAAACAAAACAGAATGACCACGTTTAGTCATGCACGTTTTCATCATTTTTTTATATTTAGTTTCTGATTCTTGAGACCAAGCCCAGTGCCATACGTTTTCTATCATATTGACATGTTTTTTAATTTCCAAATGACACTGATTTGTATCATCTGTAATTTTACTTGCTCGATCAATAGAGAAAGTACCTGATCTACCACCAGTATCAACGATAGGTTTATAGCTACAAGCACTTACGAATAACAGACTCAAAACGATCAACAATCGCATTTTTCCTCCTCTCTTCCTTGTACTCTTTCTTAGTTTTAGCTTTACTATTTTGTATTGCTATATATTCATCAAAAAAAGGATTGTTGTCACTACACGGATAACCTCTTTTTTTAGAAAGTCTATTTATAGCATCTACTCGTCTTGTACTCCAATCTTTCAATTTAAAAGTCATATCAAGAACCCTAATAAAAAACCTACAAAAAATACTATAATGTGGTTTTCATATCTCTCAATAAGTTCAAACCATTCTTTAGGAGTCTTATTTCCTATTAACATAGTTACCTTTCTTTGGTGAGGTGTTGCCACCCCACCAATATTTGTTATTAGTTTCTTGCATAGTTAGGAGTGTTCCAAAACATAACAGTTCCACCAAGTTCTTGTAAAAACCTAGTTCTGTCTGCTGTAACTTCCTCATCATTTGCAAGGTTTGTTATTGCATTACCCAAAGCATATCTGTCAGTAGTAAAAACATCGCCATATTGATACGTGCCATA